GACGAATTGCTGGCACGTATTATGGGCGGTATTTATATGTATGATCCGCTCTGGTCGGCTACAATCAGTGGTGATCTTCCCTCAAAAGATGGGGAAGAGCTTAAGCAAGTCGTACAGAATTTCCTGATCGACATGGCATATGATCCAGATGAACTTGATCTGTATCGTGTGGAACAGAGCGCATTTCACAGTGCAATTAAGTACGGTACAGGCATCATCTATACACCTTACGAGTTTGAGGAACAAGTTGAGCGTGTGTATATAGGTGGCGGAGTTTCAGATGCGGCGCCGGTACAGTCAAAGAATCAGTCATTTGTGAAACGCGATGGTCCTCATCCTGAGTTGCTGCCGCTCAATCGTTTTGGTTTTGATCCTTCAGTGCCGAAGCTAGAGAACATGAAGTTCTTCTACCACATTGATTCGCTTGATATGTGGGCAGTACAGGATTTACGAGCGAAGAGTCCGTACTATAAACAGAGTGATATTGATCAGCTCTTACGGAATCCTGACGCCGTACAAGAGACTGAGATGGAACATGAGATTAACTCACAGTTTTCGATTGACTCAAGTGGTGTAGATACTGGTGCAGCGAGATGGTACATCTACACTTGTAACTTCACTTATCTCTTGAATGGGCAGACATACGCATTTCAAGCAAAGTATCACAAGAATTCTGAGAAGGTTCTCTACATAACCTTTAACAACTATCCCAAGAACATGCTCGCATACCAAGACATGAAGCTCGCATACGATGATGAATCCTATCTTGGCACAGGTTTTGCTGAGATGATTCACATGGTGCAGAAGGAACTCTCGAATAATAACAACTGGCGCACGAATAATCGTAACATGGGAATGCTTGGTGTGTGGCGCGCTGATCCAGAATCAAAGCTCTCTTCAATGCTTGATATTTTTCCTGGTGTATGTCTCCCAGGTAGAAAAGATGAGATCGAGCATATTAAACCTGCTATGGATGTAGGTTACAGCGATGGTCCTGATCAGTTTCACATGGCAATAGCTAAGGAACGTACTGGTGTTGACCCAGCAATGGGTGGTACGGGTGGTGGAATTGTGAACCAGAAGCGCGGGATTTACAGCGCTTCTGGTACTTCGATGGTTATGGCACAGCAGAACAACAGAAACAGTCTGCGTACTGGTGATATGCGTTCGGCGCATGTAAAGTTGGGTTGTAAGTTTCTTACTATGTACTCAAATTTCGGTATCGGTGACAAGCTAAAGAAATATGGCAACGATGCCGAGAAACTAAAAAAGGCGCTTGAATTGTACAAGTCTGGTACACTTGGACTAAGACTTCGGCCTTCTAGTGCCGCAATGAATAAAGAACTTGATCGACAGAATGATATTCTGCTGTCTGACAAGCTCGATCGCATTTATCAGTACCAAGCGCAGACAATTCAGGCAATTAACACGCCAAATATACCACCGGATTTAAGACAGTATTACTTGGATGTTCTTCTTGCAACAAGGGCAACTGGTCAAGCCTTGTTGCGTAACTTCAATAAGGATAACATCGACACAATTCTTCCAGACGTGTCGAAAATTATCGAAGCAGCGATGCAGCAACAACAGGCATCGCAAGCCGCAGTAAGCGGAGCAGGAGCAGGAAATGGAAATCAACAAGGTGGGCGACTTAATACCATACCGTCCGTCCCTTCAGGAACTATGGGCCAGGGAGGAGTTCCAGCCGGTGCTGGCATATCTGAGCAGGATGAGGCAGGAAGCGTATGATTCTCTGTGCGCGATTGATCTTAAAGAACCTGCTGAGGCTATGAAAACAAGAACTGTGCAATACGTAACGCAGTTAAAACTCTGTACAACGATTATGTCGTTACCTCAGGTTCTAAGAATGATTGAGGAACAGAGTGAACAGCTTGATAAAAAAGTAATACAGATGAAAAACTCACAAGAGGGAGGTGAAATCTAATGGCTTTGTTTTCGTGGCAAAAGAAACCAAAGGAAGATGGAACGGAAGAGTTCACACTTCCTGATGAGCTGACAGCAAAAATTGATGCTGGAGCAGCGGCGGCTGCGGATTTGACACCGAAGGTGACGGAGATTCTGGAGTCGCTTAAAGGAATCAATACATTCGTAGCGTCGCAAACAGCACGTGAGACGGCTGCGGCAGCAGCGGCAGCGTCTTCCAGGCGTACCGAGACTGCGACTGAGACTGAAGAGCGTATAGAGAGTCTTATGCTTGAAGGCAAGACTAAGGAAGCTATCGCTCTCGCGAATCAGCCACTCATCAATGAGGTCATGCTCACTCGTGCAGATCGCATTAAGCGTGAAGTGTTTGAGGATGCTGAGAAGTTTCCATACTATCATGGTGATGTCAAGAAAGAGATTGATGCACTGCTTGAAAATCAACCTGTGCAGTTTCGTAACAACGCACAGAATGTCGAGAACTGCTACCATACGATTCTTGGCAAACATACCACAGAGCTTGTGGAAGGTAAACTTAAGAATCGCTTTGCTGGCTCTGAAGGTGGACGTGGCACAAGTACAGGTTCTGCCGGTTCTTCTGGCACGGCGACCAAAGAGCGTCCGGCGATCACAGATGATGTTCGCAGGGCTGCTAAGTTACTTGGCTTCAAAGCAGAAGATTACGCTAAGATTCTGGACGATGAAGGGATTGGGTACGCTTAATGCCTGAGATCAATCATAAAATCGAATCGCCAATTTCTACTCCGTCAGGAGCCGATCTTGAGAAGCAGATCAAAGCGATCCTCGCGAAAACTGCACAAGAACGAGTTGAAGCCGCACAACCAAAAGAACCTGATTGGGCAACTCTAACAGAGCGGGATGCTTGTAATCCTGCGATTTATATTCCTGTAATCGATCACGCCATTCCTGATTACATGAATATGAAACTCAAAGATCCTGAGTATGAGGTTGTTTGGGCTAACAAGGATCAGCGTCGAGTTGGTCAGCTTCAGGCTGAGGGATACGAGCTTCTCAAGAAAGATCACGTACATCCTAGTTTCAAGCTTCCACTTCTCTTCAACTCTGAAGGGTTGTACGAGTATCAGGATGTTATTGCTATGCGAGTTCACAAACGTATTCTCTACGGCAAGCGTCGTAGAGGACTTGAGCTTTCTCAACAACAGCTCAGGAATAATCGTAGACCGCCATCGACAAGGATTAAGGATACTTTTGATCTCTCAGGTACTCCTAGTCCTGAGTTTGGCACGTTCTACGATCCAATGGTCTAAACCTCAACCTCGCAGCGAAGCAGGCGTTGCTCGAACATAAAGTTAAGGAGAGCATATGGCGGCAGCAAATCTTATCACCCATCTGCCTATTATACAAGTGCTGGAGAAGGCGGGTACTACGCCATATACCAGCTCTCAGCCGGAGGCGGCAGGGCAGACTTTTCTCTACGGCACGCCTGTACAACTCAACGGCTCAGGTTTTGTACAAGCCTGGGACGGTACGACTGTAACGGCTGGGATTCTAGGAGTAGCGGAATCCTTTGGCCTTAACCTCGGTACAGCAGGTGCGGGTGCTCCAGTGCCGCCATTTGGTGGAATTACTGGAACCGACGCTATCGCAACCTATGGTGCAGTTCCTAATCAGCCTCTTGGTGTGAACATTGCTATCGGTACGCCGGTATCTGATGGACGCACTTTGTATATGGAGCCGAATCAGGATAACATTTTCCAGGCTCTGTATGATAACTCTACTGGTACTGTTGCTGCTAACTGGACTACAACTCAGGCAACTGTTGGCGCTATTCTTGGTCTGACCAAGGATGCTAATGGTTACTGGTATGTGGATGGTGGCAAGACAGGTGGTAGTGCTGTTGTACAGGTTGTCGGTCTTCCTATGGGACCGGGACTTAACTCTCTCGTCAACTTCGTCTTTCTCACCGCCGCTATTCAGATAGCTTAATCGAAGGAGATCATCTATGCCTCAAGTAAGGGCAAAGTTTGCACAGTTAATGCAGCCGGGGCTGAGGAAGATTTACTTCGACAGTCTCGACAACCAGCTCAAAGCATCGGATTATCCAAAAGTTTTTCACGAAGTGGATTCCGACTCTGAGTACGAGCAAGAGCTTGAGATGGCAGGAATCTCAGTTCTTGTGGAAAAACCTGAGAATGCTTCGACCTCTTACACAGAGATGAAGCAAGGCGCCTCAAAACGTGTGGAGCCGCTCACTTACTCTTTGGGTATTCGTACATCCAAGGAACTGTATGACGATGACAAATACGGACTTGTTGGTAAGAAAGGTCCGACTCTGCTTGCACGTTCCGCGGCGTTCACCAAGGAGATGATCGCGTGGAATGTGTTCAACCAAGGTTTTACCTCAGCGGTTACGACTTTTGACGGTAATCCTTTGTTCTACAATCAGCACGCACTCTTGGGCGGTGCGCAGGCTACAAACATTGCTCCTGGCGCAGCGGGTGTTATCTCTGCTGTGGGTACATATCCTAATCGGCCTCCGGTGGATGTGGACTTCTCAGTTGCAGGTTTGCAACTTGCTACTAATCATGCAGCGCGTATGATTGACAATATGGGATTCCCGATTCGGTTGAAGTGGGAGAATCTCATCACTCCTCCTGAACTTCGGTTTTTGGTTCGTGAGATTCTTGGCTCTCCTGGTAAACCGGGTTCGTCAGATAATGACATAAACTCGCTGCTGCCTGAAGATTACAAGAATCTTGAAGTTCCGTGGCTCAATAGTCCTAGTGCGTGGTTCTTGGTCGCGTCCAAGCAAGATCATGCACTTGAAGTCATTAATCGTGAATCTCCGACAACGGATTTTGACGATGACTTCGACACTGATGCTATCAAGCAGAAGACTCGTATGCGTGTTGCTGCTTGGTGCCCTCGGTGGCAGGGTGTGTGGGGAACTCAGGGACCGTAGGATTACAGCAACTCATCGCTGTGATAGTAAAGGGGGGAGTCGATCCTGCTCCGCTCCCCCTGATACTCTAAGGAGTTCAAGTGACCTTTTTTGCACAGACCGGATTACGACATACACATCTTACAGGCCCGTGGCATTACTGTGATCGGTGCGATAAGAAAACAAAGATCGCAGATATGAAATGGGAACGTGGTTTACTTCTTGGTCCAGAGTGTCAGGATTCTCATGGCATTCCGGGACTTCTGGGAGAGCGAGACGTTAGAATCGCGCAGGTTCTTACAGATGGAAAAGAAGAGTTTGTACCTGTAGAGAAACTTCGCAATCCAGATTTTGCAGAAGAGGTTGAAGATTTTCTCGTCTAGAGCGCCGAGGCGCTGGAGGATTCAATGAGTTATACTGCTGAAAGGTGGGAACAAGGTTCCTCGAACCCTGACCTCCAGATTTTTGTCGGAGCTTCAGAGTTTAAGGACGTAGCTGGACTCGCTACGATTGCAAGTGCTGGTGCTGGACTGCTTTCGTGGCATGTGCCTGCTACTGATGCGTCTACTTTTTTTGCTGATGTAACAGCTATGCTGAAGAGAACTGGCGTTTTTGCTGAGCCTCTTTGGAGTGGTTTTACAGGAACGCTCGGTACTGGTACAGCTAATGCTGGAGCTTCGCAAGAGGCTTTCGGAACTGCGGCAGCTGCACCTGGACCATCAACCGTTGCTAATACTCGTGGAATCTCAGGACTGCCTCCTGGGCATCCTCCACAACCTGCTGCTACTTTGGCCACTCTAACAGGTGGAGTGAATGGCCCACAACCAAAAGGCTTTCAGATTACTTCGATTGATGTAATCTATTCAGTGGCTGCTCTTGCTGCGGCAGCAGCGACTGTTGGAGTTACTGATACCGTGTTTGTATCTGGTGTAGCACCGGTGGTTACCAACAGAATCGCTCTTGCTGCTAACGGTCTTCCAACTGCTATTGGTGGTGCCGCTGGACCGTATGTCACAAATGTTCCAGTGGCCGCGCCGGTTTTTCCAATTGCCGCAGATACCGAAACAATCGTTAATGTCAACCTTACTGGTGGTGCTACTGGAACTGTTAATTTCTACGGCGTGGTTCTGTACGTAGCTTACAACCTCAACTAAGAAAGGAGTACCGAGATGGCGAACAGTTATTCAACTCGCATCTGGAAGATTACCGGTAATGAAACTACTCCTTTTGGAACAACAAATGTGAAGTTCAAAGGGGGCACCTGGACTGGTTTTAGTACAGATGCTACATTCTCAATCATGGATGAGGCTGGAGAAGTTACTACATGGAAAGCGACAGCTGATGGTTCAGTAGTTAGTTTTACTGAATTAGGCTGGGTCTCTGGTCCGATGACTTTCACATTTACTGGAACAACGTACGGAGAAGTTAATCTGTTTCTGGGTGCTAAGTAGGAGTAAGCAATGGGCGCTATCAAAACAACAGAGCTATCGAATGGTAATATCGGTCTTGAGATTACCTACGGTGGAAAAGAAGCTCCCTTCGGCGGCGTGGATACATCTGCGCCGCCGGCTTATATTGATCCGACGTGTTTTACAAATTGCGATGGGTTTATTGTCGTAGATAACCAGCTAGTTGCAGCATCGTTAAATCCGGTACAGATTCCTACTCTTTGGAGTGGAACTGCTGGAGTCATACTGATTGGGTTTGGAAATTTCTATACTCCTAAGTATGGTACTTTGAACTACGCTCTTGGATACACGGCCTCTAGTGTGAGTGGTACACCTACAGGAGTAGATTATACTTTCTATATGACTGCGTGGGTTCCTGGGAATCCGGCGACGTTTTGGAATGATACACTTAACTATACTCTTTTTAACAGTGCTACACCAGCTACAAAAGCCTCCTTGACAATTAATCTAGAAACGCAAGGTGCAGGTTCTCCTGGTACTGGTGCAACAGTAAACATTACAGAAGTCTCTTCTCTTGGAACAGGTGCTTCTGAACCTCCTGGAGCTGCATCTCAATTCTATCTTGGCGGTATTGTTGAAGCTGTTACAATTGCTGGAGGTACGGGCTACGCTATAGGAGATACGTACTGGCTTGTCCAAGGTTCTAATGTAACAGCTCAAGTCACGATTACAGCTGTGAGTGGGATAGGAGCTATCACAGGTTTTACAATCGTGCCGAATTCCTACTCTGTTACTTACACAAACAGTTCAAATATCTCAGTCACAGCAAATACTGCTGGCTGGGGTTACTCTACTGGAGCAGCTACGCTGACTTACTCTGTAGAGAGTACTGTGGTACTTCAGATTGTCGGTCCTGGTGGAACAGCTACGTATACTGTTCTAAGCAATGGTGTTGCGCCAGTTACACCGACTTTGCCGGGTTCTGGGGCGGCCTTATTTATTGGGGCACTTAATGATGCTGGAACGATTGTACCTTACTATGGAGGACCTAAGAATGCAACAGGTTCGATATACTCGATTGGGGTGGCAAATAATACCTCTACTGCTTATCCGAGTGTAGGAGGAGTCAATTATTCTGTAGGAGATGAATACTACTTGGATGAAGCTCTTGGTTATGGGGTAAGTAATTCTCCTGACCCAGTCACAGGTGGCGCACCAGTTTCTAATCCACCTACGATTTTGATTCAAGGAACTGCTAAGGTTCTTATTACAGCAGTAGGAGCTGGCGGCGCTATTACAGAGCTTCAGCTTATTGATTCTGGCTTACCAACTGACGGGTATTTCTTTAATACTACAACAGTTAGTGGTATCTGTGTATTGAACAGACCTGTTCCTGTCTCGACAGTCTCCTCAAGTCCTGAGACTATTCTTGATGACATGGCGGCGGATATAAATGGTTTGTCTACCTATCCTCCAGATCAAAACGTGACTGCAACGGTTAACATCAGTGCGAGTTCTCTGACTCTTACTGCTATTATAGCAGGGACGATAGGAAATAGTATTACTGCACAAGATCTCTCCACTATCACTGGACCCGATCTTTTTTATTATTACTTTCCAGTGAGGACTGCAACACATTTAACCGGCGGTGATGACGGTACGAATAGCGGTACTGTACTCTCTACAGTACTCCCAAACAAGGCATCTATTGCTTCTGTAGGTGGCACACTCTATATTGGTAATATCGGACCTGCAATTATCAAATACGGTGGTCCTGGACTTTTTGTCACTTCGACAACTCTGCAAGGTGTTCGGATACTTAAGAAGTTTGCTGGTTCTCTCATTGGTCTTGGTCTTATCCCAGCACCGGGAACAGTCATAGCCTCTGTTGATATGATCTTTGCGTGGAGTGCTACAGATGATCTAGATACCTGGGCACCGCTTGGACTTGATGGAAATGTTACAGGAGCTGGCTTTGCTCAACTTGCAGATATTGGAGACTACCTCACCGGGCTTATTGTAACTAATGCTACAGCTTTTATCATTCGGTCACAAGGGATAAGTTACGCAACTGCCACAGGAAATGCAGCTTCGCCATTTAACTTTAACCACATTGGACTCGGCGATGAAGGAGAAGGAGCGCAAGTTACAGCGCTTCTTTCTCAGTACGATCAGTCGGGTTTGTATGTAGGTAATTCAGACGTTTATCAAGTCGCAAATGGAATCTCAGCTGTGGGTGCTAAGATTAAGACGGCACTTTTTAACGCCTTAAATGAGAATTCTTTTAAGCTTTTTGGTAATACTTCTTGTGCTGTAATGACAGCTTCTGAAACTGTACTCTTCTTGCTTGCTATTGGTAACGTAATCTACATCTACAATCCCTCAAACGCTACCTGGCAAACAGTAACATTGTCTACCTCAGCAGTTAATCTCTACTCTCTTGCTCTTGGAGTGTTCGCTTCCTCGAATACTACAGCAAGTTCTAACTTGTTTAACCAGTGCTCACCAGTCGTAGCGATAGAACTATCTCCTCAGGTATATCAATTTTACGAACTGTCTGAAGGAGTACCAAATGCGTTATCTCTTTCCCTACCTTCAAGTGTGACTTTTCCATCTGAGGAAGTTTCTTTTGGTCGTGATATAACTGTGGACGGAATATACTCTGCGATCAGCGCACAGGTTTCTGAGAATGTTGCTGTGACTTATAGTCTTAATGGTAACGTGTTTAGTACTCAGTCGCTGACTCCAAGTGAGTTTGACTCTTTGAGTACTTTACCAGTAGAGACGCAGATATTCTCTGACTCAACTACATCCGCTGGAGCTGTTACAGAGCATTCTCCACAGCTTCAGATCTCCCTTGCGGCGCTGCCAGATACGGGCACAGCGTCAGTTCGACTCACGAAACAAGCTATTTTTGGTTCCTTCGATCCAAAACAAAGGCCAGTTTAATGAAACCTTATGATCCTAATACATTCGCTCACACACTTCCTGCTTCTCATAGGCAGTGGACGCAAAGTGTACAGCAGGCATTGACTGGTAATGTAGATATGGGTACGGCTACTGGAAATGCGCCTAGTAGTGCAGGAGTGAACGCTGGTGTCTATACTCAGTTTGACAAAGGAAATGGTTCTGGTATACTGATTAGGATTGCAGCTAATGGCTCAACTGATACAGGAGCAGCGTACAACTGGCCTTCAAGTGGGAGTCTTGTTATTAATCATGGCTTACTGAGACAACCGATAGGATTTCATGTCGTGGATCAGGATAAGAATGCGCCAGTCTCAAGAACGGCGCCGCCAGACAATAATCAAATCACACTCACAACAACCGATCCTACCGCGTCACACACGATTTATGTGTTCTAAGGAGTCTATATGAGTTTTCTGGCTGGTGATTGTGTCGCGGGAATCACAGGACTTCTGATGAATCGTCCAGTAACGACGATTGTGATGATGGAAGCTGTCAGAAAAGCATTGCTTGAGCTTACAACGGACTACAAGCATCCATTGCTTGAGGACACTGGTCCAATTGTAAGCTTGGTAGCGTATCAGAACAGCTACACAGCAAGTTTCTTTTTGCAAGCTTCTGAAGCACCGTTGGATGTAAGCAAGGTTAATTCATTTTACCTGTTCAACAATCCTTACACGGTGCCCTCACTGTCTAATGGTTCCACTAATGCTGGATATGATTTGAAATTTCGTAGTCCAGATACTATCGAAGTATTGTTGAATATTCCTGGATTACCGCTTTACTGGACAAGAAATAACAACCTAATCTATCTCGCTTCGATGCCTAATAATGCTTACAGCTGTTATATGCGCTATCAGACACAGCATCCACTTACACAGTCTGTCATTAGCACTCTTTTGGAAGCTACAACTTTCAGCGCACAGCAAGTAATGATGGCTGATGAGTGGCAAGAGATTCTTGAGTATGCCGCCGCTATTAGAATTGCACCGCAGGTTAATCTTGCAGACAAGAGAAATGAGTTGCATACATCATTATATGGAGATCAGAAGTTTCAAACAAGCAGCGGTATCGAGGGAGCGCCGGGACTTATCTTCCAGCGCACCTCACAACGTAACAGAGATCAACAAACTACCACACGTAGGTTTCGTTTGAGAATGGGGAGGGTGTAGTGGCCACAAATAGCATGGTTCCGTACTCAAATCCGGCAGGAAATAACCAGACGACACCAACATCTGGAATTGCAAAGAACACTCTGGCACTTCCTGGTGCAACCTCTCCAATTGCAGCCGCAACAGGAGCATCGACTGCTAATCCACTCGTACCTGCTACTGCTACCACAGGAGCCGCACCGACTGTTCCTAGTGCAGCTGTTGGTGACAGCAGCAGTAGCAGTGAGATCAATGACATTTTTGGTGGCGGTGTTGGTGGAGATATAAACAGTTTTCTCGGCTCTGTTAGTGGAACTAATTCCGTGGTTCTACAGGACTATATTAAGTCTCTCCAACCACAGATGGCGACAGCGCAAGCTCAAACTAACGCCGCACTCGGCGCTGGTGGAGTATCAGCTAATTCCAGTGTAGCTGCCATAGCTGATGCAAATCTTAATGCCCAAGAAACAGCTTCTATTGCTAATGAAAGTGCGAGTCTGACTGAATCTGGTTTGGGAATGGAAGAGAGCATGATTCAAGGTATGGAAGCTCCAGCTGAAAACTACACCGCACAAGAGCAGATGGAACCGTGGGAGCTTACTGGTGCTAGTATAGAGGCAGCGGGTAATATTGCTGCCGCTATCTGTCCAGCGAGAGGTTCACTTTACCTCGTGCCTGGTGATAGAGAAGTTCCTGTCGAGACTCTTAAAGTTGGTGAAGAGATTACGGGGATTGATGGCGAGGCACAAGTAATTGAAGAGATTCAAACTGCTCAAGCACCGATCTTACGAGTTGTGACGGCTAACGGTTTCACCGCTCGTAATTCGAGAGTTCATGCTTTTGCTTTACCGGCGGGTGGTTTTGTAGTGGCAATTCATGCCCTTGGTAAAACACTTCTTACCACAACTGGAAAAGGAAAAGTTATCAGTGTGGAAGATGATGGCGTGGATACAGTTTTCAATGTCATCACAAACGGTTCTCATACCTATCGCGCAGACGGTATATGGGCTTTAGGAGTAGGTGAAGCTGAGCGTTACGTGAGTATGGATACTTGGAGTCGAATTGGAGATAAGTTAACTTCAACCAAGAAGGAGGTCTAAAATGGGTCCAACAGAAACTACGTCAAATGGTGCTGTGCCTGCATCTGTAGGTGGTGCTGGTGTGGATGGCGGAGGAATTGATGTCGGAGCGTTGCTACAGCAAATCCAGGGTGATACAGCGACGCAGCAGAGACTTATGCGCGAGGCAATCACTCCTGTGAGTGGCTCACATTTAGGTCAAATTCCATCGGCACTGACAAAGCCAATCGGCGAAGCTCCTCAGAGTCAGACTCCCTATGAACGACCTCGTAGTAAGGGTGAGGCTATTTCTAATATGATCAACTCTGCTGGTAATGCTGTAAGTAAAGTTATCACGGCGGAGAAAGAGCAAAAGCAGACACATCTTACCGACGCGGCAACTAAACTCTTTACAGCGCAGGCAGCGATAGATGAAGCGCAACAGCAGCATGATTCTGCTACAGCTATCGGCGATAACGCTACAGCGCAGAAAGCTCAGCAACTTATTGATCAGAATACCAAAGTAAGAGATGGTATAACTTCTGATCCTAAGTTGAGAAAGGCTCTGGCAAAAGGACTCAATATTGATTATATTGATCCTTCCAATAATAAGACTGAAGAACACGCTGCTGTGCAGGCGGCAATCAAGAATGCTAAAACTATCCAAGAGAAACGTCAACTTGCTAAGCAAGCGCAGCAACAGCATCAACAGCAAGCTAATCAGCAAGGTGCGCAGAATTTTGGCACGGCGTTTGCTAAAGCTCAGCCTCAGACGCTAGCGCCTAATCAGATGGCGCAAGCACAGTACAGTGCTTATGTGGAGGCGCAAAAAGCCAACTTATCTGCTACAAGAGCATTGATTCCTTTGCTTTCTGCACAGGTTAGAGCTAACGCTAACGAGTCTCTAGAAACTCGTCGTGAAGCACATACCGATAACCTCGCACTTATGAAAAGCCAGGATTCTTGGGAGAGGTTAAATGCTAATATCTCAGCGCGCCAAGATTTAGCGAAGACTCAGTTTGGCTACAGACTTCGTGAGATTGCCGCAGAAGGAAGTAAGGAACTTGCAGTCTTTAAGGCAAAGCTCGTTGAGAAGAACGCTGATCCTCTTACGTCTGTAAAGGCTTATCAGGATTTTCAAACTAAGTCAGCAATAACGAAGTCAAAGTTGGCCGAGGCTGTTTCTACTTTACAAGTTCAGCGAGATGCGGCAGCTAAGCAAAAGCCCTACAATGAGTCTATGGTTTCCAATCTTGACCAGCAGCTTTCAGTTGCCAAGCAAGCTCAAACAACCTACGGTCAAGCTGTTGATGGCATTTCAACATGGTATAAAAAAATTGCTGGTGTAAGTGAAGAGGACAAATCAAATGGATCAAAATCAAGTTCCAGCAGCCTCAGTTCAGCCTCTACCTATCTCCCAGACTCCGCCGCCGATCCAGACGAAGACGAAGACAACGACTACTAATCCGTTACATGACATCATAGAAAACCAACAAGCAGCGCAGCGCCAAGCTACCAACGAAGCGGCGTCAAAGCAGAAGTATGCTTCGATAGACTCTATGAATCATCACGATAAGATTGAGGCGCTGAAGAATCCAAAACTCAATCCGTACAAGTTAGCCAATCCTTATGATGGCTTGGCTAACTCTTTGCATCGTTGGAAGACGGTAGCGAATGACGCTGTGTTGTCGCATTATACGGAGGAGCAGAAAAAGACTGTCGCTTCACATTACTATGATCAGATGATTGCGCCAATGTACGGAGGTATGAAGATTGCGCCAATGAATAAGGAGCTTTGGCTCAAGCAAGCATATGGAGAAGCGACAAACTATAACATCGAAGATTCCTATAACAATTCCATCATGCACAGTCTTGCACATGGATGGAATGAAGGATTGCCGAGTCTTGCTAGGGCGGGACAATATGTATATAACACACTCGGTAACGCTATTCCAGATGCAGTACAATTATACAAGAATCAGGTAGCATTTCGCGCGCTTCCTGACGCACAGCGGAAGGCACTTCTTGCACGACCTTGGCATGAGCAAGCAGCAGATTTGCACAATCAGATCGCCGCCGTTAAACATGATTCTAAATTGAGTGAGCTTGTTAACAAGGGTGCCCAGCGTCAGACAGATGAGCATGAGTTTTGGGCAGCGGCGTTGCCAAACTACGATGGTTGGCTTAATCATGCAACTTCTTTTGTCGCAGAACAAACTGCACAGTTGCCGATGTATGTTGCTATGGGAGAACTTAGCGGAGCAGCGAAGGGTACTAATTTGACAGCGCAGTTAATGACCTCCACTGCCGGTAAGCGTGTGTTTGGTTATCTCATGGCTGGAACCGAAGGTTATGCTTATGGCACAGCTACTCGTAAACAAGAAGACAAAGGTCAAGCATGGCAGGATGCAGTGGGATTTGCGATATTTCACGGCATGTTTGATGTTGCTGGAATGGGAACAAAGAAACTCAAAGATGTTGTACAAGGTGTAGCGAAAGATGCACTTGATAAGCATGAAGCCAGATTAGAGTTAGCGCAGAAAGGTTTGCGGCCTGCAACAAGTGCAGAACGATACGTAGATCATCAGAAGGAAGTAGGTAATAATCTTATCGTCGCAGGTATTCCCGGTCAACAAGCTATCTATGTTGAAGCATTGCATCATGTCACTGAGATGCAGGATTCTGGCATGAGTCGCGCTGCAATCAAAGAACACGAGCTTAAGTTAATGAACGAAGACCCTGCTCGGTATGGACCCGTACTTTCTTCGGCAAAATTTATTCGTTCACTGCTCGGAGATAAGAAACTCAGCGAAATGAAATCAGACAGTGAAGATTTCAAGTATCTCTCTACTAGGCTTAATCAGCTTGTTATGGATGCTGGAAGCTCGCTCAATACACATGTAGAAGGGGTACAGGAGCAAGCAGAAGCGAAATTAACTAAAGAAGCTTCAAAACCTGGCACAAAGCGCACATTGGAGTTCTACAAAGCCAAAGTTATGGCAAGTCTCGCTAAAGACCCTGCCGCTGCGAAGATGGTAAAACCTGAGCAGATTGAGAAGATGGCGCAGCAGAGAATGGCGAAGGATCAGATTAAGGCCGCGGTACAGGCAGAAAAGCGGTTGACCCAGAATCCAGTAAAAAAGGCTACCTCTATCGCACTTAGAGAAAAATCAGTTCCTGCTATGAAAGTTCGCACTGCCTATACCAAGGATCGTCTTGGTCAGCCTTCTGTGCGGTATGATGTGAGCCAAGATTGGAATGTCTATATGGCTAACGCCAAATCAACAGCTAAAGCTAGTGGAAAATCTCTGGTTGAGTTTTTCAAAGGTATGGATGAAAGAGCCTTCTCAGAAGACGTAGCACAACATTTTTATCCAGAGACTCTTAGAGAGGCTGGTGTTTGGTTTGAGGGAATTGGTAAGTATGATAAAAATCGTAAACTGATTGCAAAAGCTGTCAAACAGCCTTTTAGCGGTCAGTCTAATCCTAACTTTTTAGCTTTCATGTACAACTATAAAGATAAGATGCCAGAAGAGTTCGCAGAGGCTCTTAAAGAGCATCTTATAGATACTGCCAAGGTTCAAAAGTTCATGAGTGGCAGAAGACTTACGGAGCCTCAGCTCATGTACTACGCTAAGGCCATGTACAATCATGTAGATAATTTTCTGGGTTCTGGCCGCTGGCCACAAGAATCCAACATCTTCCGTAGCACTCAAGATGATATGTGGCATTCTACCGAGTGGCAGCAAAAGTTACTACAGGAAAAGTATCTTCAGGAGCGTAAGAATCTCAAGGATATGTTTTCTACTGATCCTTCTGCAAAGCGTGCTGCACTGATAGCGCACAAGACGCTTCACGAGCTACGTTTGAAAGAGTATGCTAAAGGTCCGAAGGATATGAGTTCTCAAGAACATATCTCAGATATTGATAGTTTAATTGCCGATTTGCAGACGCAGACCGGCGATTATGAAAGGTGGGAATTCTAATGGGTGGATTACTAGCGCCTTTGGGCGAGATGTGGGCAAGAAGTTTGGAAAAAGAAGGCGGCGTCGGCTCCAGATTAATGTCACTTGTGGGAAACAAGGAATGGGAACTTGATATATCTCCAGAGGGAAAAGCTGTGAAAGCGCAGCTTGGAGAGTATCAGAGATTAAGATCTGCGGCTCTGGGTGAGAGTACCAAGGACACTAAGGCTGTGCTTGACTGGCATCAAGGTTCAGATGTTACAAGAAACACACTACCACTGCATACGGCAACGATTGCTGATTTGCATGCTCATGCTGTAAAGACTAATCATCCAATTCAGAAAATCACTGCTAAGATTCTTCAGCATGGCGTCAATCCGCTTACGGGAGTAAGTGATACCGCACCATTGACTATGGCAGAGTTGAATGTTAAGAATCGTTCCTTAGCACGTTTGGCTGGTTTGGAAGGTTCTGTTGGCGATAAGATGCAAAATGTTACTCCGTTGATCGCTTCGATGCTAGAGCATTCCGATCCTAGAGTACAACTCAACGGGCGCAGAGTTGCTGATATAGTATCAAACGAGCTTAAAGACACTCGCACTTATCACGAGCGTGATGGCGATATTGAAAAGTCTAGTGCCAAAGTACAGATGAATCAATCTATCAACATTGTGAATAAGTTCCGTGCGCTCTCAGAGGAAAAGCAGATTCCTAGGTTGCACGTTAAGCCAACTTACAAACCTGTTACTAACGTAGAACGTACTGCTCAAGAAGTGCTAAGACTTGTACAGATTCCATTTGTAGCAATACCACATGTAGGACAATACTTTCATCTTGGAATGTCGGCGCCGTTACAGTCCATTGGCAAAGCATTACTTCGCATGAATGAAGATGAAATGCACTCGACACTTGAGGCTTCGGGTATCCTAGCAAATACTGAGTGGGATGTTATACACTCGGAGATTTTAGCACGAAGCGGTAAACTCGCTCGCTGGACCGATCAGCCGACTGCCGCTGAGATTATCAGAAAAACTATTCATCAGCCTGGATTTAACTACATGCGTTTGAAGCAACTCTCTGCTGCTGCGGCTGTAGGTTTTCATTCTGCGCAATTCTGGGCGACAAATGCTCTGAACGGTGACAAACGCGCTCTTGCTGAACTTGCTGAGATGGGAATTGATATAGCAGATGTACAGAAGCAAGGTGGTAAACTCACAGAGGCACAACTTACAAAAGGCGTGTATCATTTTGTTAATAATAGATTCTTCATTAACAAGACGATCGATCAATCTATGTATGGTAACGCTGACTTTTTCAGGCGTTCTGCTTTTATGTACCACTCTTTCGTGTCCTCTGAAGCAGCCTACATTGGACGTGAGCTTCGCAAGCAGTTTAAGGCTGGTGATATAAAAGGTATTGCACAGTTTGTCGGAACTCTCGGTGTTGTTTTCCCTGCTGTTGCACCGATGCTAAAGAGTCTGGAACTTCTTGCTCGTACAGGCTCACCACAGCAAGCTCAGGCATCAATGCAGAAAGACTACAAGAGTCTCACGAATCCTGATTCTTTTGGTGATTTTACAAGTACCTATTTTGACATGCTTGCCCACATTGGTGCTATGGGTGCGTACTATAACTATACCCAAGCTATCAAGGGTAGTCGGCTTGCTAATGCTGCTGTTGGTCCTATGATTGGAATGGGTATCACAGATTTAAGTGACTCTGTCAATGCTCTGAGAGGAAAATCTGGTAAGCCTCTTGGCAGAGATCTGACACAGATGATCCCTGTCGTAGGTAAACCTCTCTCGCACAGACTTTTTCCAACCTTGAAGGAGCAAAAAGAAGAAAATCCTAAACCTTCAAGACTTCGTAAGCATTTCAGTTTTAAGGAAAGGAGGAATAACCCATGAGCGGTCAAAGTGCAGCACTCTCACTCAAAGAATCCAAAGCCATGCAGGAACGTATACAGGCTTCTGGTTCACAGGCAAAAGGTTGCGGTAGCAGCAAGAAAACCAGTATGCCTGAATCACATCGTAAGAACAAGAAGATGCCTAAGGAGTAAGCACAATGAAAATAGCAATGTCCTCATTCTCTGGCATGGGCGCGTGGTTTATCTTACGCCTCCTTGCGGAAGGCCATGATGTAGACTACTTTTTGTCCAAGTTAGAGTATGAGGATGTTCTTGGGGGACTGATACCGTCCCCCAAGATGCTATCTCTGGACCACCGCCGCACGGTGCAAGGATATGGGTATCCATCATACAAAGGATACGACCTCTCACTATTTGACCTCACCGGCAAACCCAAACAAGCGGATGCTTCTAGAATGGAAGCGCCCACGATTGGAGATGGCTCATTTGAAGAAGCCTTGGAGGATGACAGGAAATTTGGGCTGGAAGCTATGGAGCAGGCAAAGATTGTGGTACCGCCGTATCAGGAATTCGCTACAGCTTCGGAGGGGAAAGCGTTTGTAGCTAAGGAAGACAAGCGATACGTCTATAAACCTTACGAGGGTCCAGGTGGGAATGATGACAAAGCGCTGACGTATGTTGCTAAAGATGCGCCGGATATGCTTAAGATGATTGACAGATTGTATGCATTGTCAAAGAATCAACCGTTCATCTTACAAGAGTTTGTGAAAGGTACTGAAGCATCGGTAGCAGGTTACTTCAACGGTACAGACTTTTACATGCTCTCTTGTACACTTGAAGAAAAAAAGTTTATGAACGAAGGTCATGGACCAAACACAGGATGTTCTGGAAATCTCGTCTTTGCTATTTCGGATGAGTCTAAACTCTACAAGGATGGGCTTAAGAAAATCATACCGTTTTTACAGGCTCATCAGTTTACTGGTATGATTGATCTTAATACAATTGTCACTATGGATACAGCATATGGTCTAGAGTGGACTCCACGCTTCGGCTATCTTGCTGACTCTACGATTGCAGCAATGTATGGGCATGGTTGGGGCGAGATGTTGCAGAAGATTGCCTCAATGCAGATACCACAGATCAAATGGCGAGCGCCGTTTGGAGTCTCGGTCACGCTCTCAATACCACCTTATCCTACTGAGATGCGAATTCCCAAAGCTAAGGATGTTCCGATTGAGGGTCTTGATCCAGAGGATATTGAGCAACTCACACACACGTACATGTACGACGTGAAACTCGCTAAGGATAAGAAAAGTCTTATCACCAGTGGTAACTTTGGTTACGTTTGTGCTCCTATTGGAGTAGGTAACTCGATTGAAGAAGCCACAGCACAGTGTGATAAGGCACTTAGTAAAATAAACATCCCAAACATGCAGTACCGCACTGACATTAACAAAGCAACTCTCAAGCGGTATCAATTTCTTGAAACTAACGGCTGGCTCTAGGAGGGAACATGAAGAAGTTATTCGGACTGTTTGAAATGCTGCTGCTTGTAGGTAGCATTTCTTTTGCGCAGACTACTACTGTCACAGGCACCGCGACAGATTCGGATGGGACATTGTGGGTTAATGGAACTGTGACTGTAACCTTTGTACCGAATCCAACTAAACCTAATCCTTCAAGTTATTCATTATGCTCTAGCGGAGCGCCGCTTTCAGCCTCTCTCTTAAATCAGGGGCCGATCTCTCTAGGTAGCGGAGGAAATTTTTCTGTTGCAACATATGACAACACACAAGTCTGTCCTTCTGGTTCACAGTGGCAGTTTACTATATGTCCACAAGCAACGTCTAAATGTGGCATTATAACTACTCCTATATCTGGAGT